CTAAATATTTCCTTTCATTGGCCATTTTATCTCCGCTCCATCTTTAAACCGGAAATTGACTTCATCCTTGGAGAGAACAACCGTCTCTAAAATAGTCCGACGCCAGAGGGTTTCATCAAACTCTGAGAGAAGCTGATCCTGCTGTTCAAGGATATCCAGAAAGGCATGAATCTGGCTTTTTCGAGCTTTTCGTTTTCTGATTTCCTCGGATAATGCCATATGGCGATTGCGAAGTTTATCATAGCTCTCAGCATAAGCGTTATAGCGGCGCTGGTACTCATCTTGGTCCATCGCAATCCGTGTGTTTTCGTTGACAAAGGCATCAACCATCATTTCGATGGAGCTACAATCTTCATCAACTTGCTTCAGTTCTTCTTTTAAGTCCTGAGAATCGGTTAGCTTCTCAATCAAAAGGCGGTAATTCTCAAAAATCTCGGCTTTATTCTTGATGAGGTGATTCATGACCTCCACGAACAGTTTTTTAATGGTTTCATCGTACAAGTGCGGCGTGATACATTTATCTTTTTGTTTAAATTTTTGATTGCACTGCCAAACAATACGCTGATATTTACTGCCAGCGTGCCAGACTTTACTGCCATATGCGCTGCCACAATCGCCACAAATAATTCGAGTGGAGAAGCAACTCTGACTACTTGTATAACCGCCTTTGGATTTTCTTCTGGCAAACTCCTCCTGCACCAAGCCAAAGGTTTCTGGGGGAATGATCGCTGGGTGGCTGTTTTCGACATAATACTGGGGAACTTCCCCTTCATTAGTCTTTGTTTTTTTAGTTAAAAAGTCCGTCGTATAGCGTTTTTGCAATATTGCATCGCCCTTGTACTTCTCATTTTGAAGGATGCTAATCACCGTTGATACTGACCATTTTTCTCTTTTTGTTGGGGTAAGGATTTTTAACGCCATCAATTTTTTGGCAATAGCTGAAGGGGTGTAGCCTTCCAGAAAGAGCTTATAAATAAGTCGTATGGTCGTTGCTTCTTCTTCAACTATTTGCGGAAGTCCATTCTCTCCTTTAACATATCCTAGGAAACTCTTGTAAGGTAAGGAAATATTTCCGTCTGAAAAGCTCTTTCGTTTCCCCCAAGTCACATTTTCGGATATTGAGCGGCTTTCGTCTTGAGCCAAGCTTGACATAATCGCGATTAATAGCTCCCCTTTGCTGTCGAGGGTATAAATATTTTCTTTCTCGAAGTAAATTTCGATATTTTTTTCTTTCAGTAATCGAACATTTGTCAGCGTGTCAACCGTATTTCTGGCAAATCGTGAAACTGATTTAGTAACAATTAAATCGATCTTGCCATCCAGAGCATCTTTTATCATACGATTAAATCCATCTCGCCTTTTAGTGCTGGTTGCTGAAATACCCTCATCCGTATAGACTTCTACAAAATCCCACTCTTCTTTACCTTTGATATACTTGGTGTAATAATCAAGTTGAGCTTCAAAACTGCTTTGTTGTTCTTCTAAATTAGTGGATACTCTGGCGTATGCAGCCACCCGCTTTTTTCGGGAATTAACTTCTTCAATCTGATTGAATAACTCAGGTGTTGCCGGAATAACCGTTACTGATCTTACATTTCTTGCACCATTCAATTTGCCATTCCCCTTTCCACTATCAGACTTTGTCGTTCTCTGGCTTCCTGTTTTTTCTTCTCATCCCAGCTTTCTTTTCTGGATTTATGACTCCAGGTTTTCTCTAAAATCTGGTTATCATTAAAGACAAAGAGTAGCTTGAAGTCATCCGGTACCCGTATTTCTTTAATCTTTTCGCTAAAGACCACTTCATCAAAATGATCCAATCCCAAAACTTCTGCAGAAACATCCATGAGAATCTCTTCTGGAATCTGAATGGTATGGCATACTGATTTTCCAAAGTGCAAATAGGTTCGGCAATTCCAATAGGTGTAGCCATGGGTTACTTTCCGGTTATAATGTTTGCCACATTTATCGCAGACAATCTTTTGAGTAAAGGGATATACAGGCCTTTTCTTTTTACCAGAAGACTTTCTTCTGCTTGCAAGAATCTCTTGGGCTTTATCAAATGTCTCCTGATCGATAATGGATGGATGGGTGTTTTCTGCATAATACTTGGGTAGTTGGCCCCAATTAGTGACCAGTTTTTTAGATAAGTGGTCTGAAACGTATTTTTTCTGAGCAAGCGAGTTGCCAGCATACTTCTCGTTTTTTAATATTTCTCCAACTCTTTCAGGCGTCCATATGCCACCTCTGAGTTTTTCTACATCCATTTTTCTTAGCTTTTTAGCAATCAGATTGAAGCCCTTGCCACTCAGGTAGTCATCAAAAATCATGCATACTATTTCAGCCTGGTCCTCAGCAATCTCAATCCCATCTCTACTAATCCGGTAACCGTACATGAATCTGAGATTAACCAGTTCGCCTTCCTGAAAGCCCTTTCTGATTCGCCATTTGCAGTTCTCGCTAACCTGAAGACTTTCCGCCTGCGCAAAAGAAGCGAGGATAGTGAGCATCAACTCTCCATCCCCGCTTAAACTATAGATATTTTCTTTTTCAAAATAGACTTCAATGCCAAGACTGCTGAGCTCCCGGACTACTTCTAAAAGGGTTAACGTATTTCTGGCAAATCGTGAGATTGACTTGGTAATAATCAGGTCAATCTTATGATTTCTGCAATCAGCCAGAAGCTTTTGAAATTCTGCTCGCTTATCCTTGGTTCCAGTTGCGGCTTCATCTGCATAAACACCGACGTACTCCCAGCCTGGATGGTTTTGAATAAATTCACTGTAATGACTGATCTGAGTAGACAATGAATGAAGCATCGCATCTTTTCCGCTACTGACTCTGGCGTAAGCAGCTACCCGTTTTTTGTCTGGCAGTTTTAACACTGATGGTTCAATTTTAATAATTTTTCGCATTATTCCACTCCTTTCCAGCTGTGATGTTACCTCGAATGTTGATACAAATCAAGTTATTAAGCCATTATAAGCTAGAAATGATGGGACAATATTTTTCAAGTAACCACTCTTTTATTTGCTTGAATTCATCATCGGTAAGCAGCCCTTCAGTCAACAATACTTTTGAAATACTCATCGAAATGTGATAATTCTTTTCTTGCTCCAACTGTTCTTTTGTCATTGATTACCTGGCCTTTCTCCAAATCGATGTTTGATATAACAGTCATGACTGCAAAACTTGCGTTTAGTGTTTCCATAGCTTTTAAAGGTTTTTCCACATTCAAGGCAAACCTGGGAATAATAGGATTTTCGTTTGATTTGTGATTCGTTGGTTTTCCACCAAAGCCTTCGACAGTTTTCAGAGCAAAACTTTTTATGCCTGCCTTTGGATTCCTGTTTGAATGGTTTACCGCATTGTTTGCAGGTATCTTTTTCATCTAGAACAGCTGTAGACTTTTTAATCATGTCTTTCCCTAGATTATGTCGCCGACAATAGGATTTGACGGTATTCTCTGAAAGATTAAGATCATCTGCAATCTTAGAATAACTGATTCCAAGAATACGAAGTTCGTGGATTTGGTCCTTTTGTTCATTTGTCATCATAAGCCTCCCATAAAAAAAGAAGGCAGTGATTTAGTTATCACAACCTCCTAAAACGCTATTACTTTGTATTATCTTCACCGTCTTCATTTTCATCAATTGTTTGGGCGCCTGTTTCATTCTCCATCTGGGTACGAATATTCTGGGTCAGTTTTTCTAGAAATGCTGGAAATTTGACGTTCATATCTTTCATATTTTCTAGAATGCTGATGATTTCATTACAAATGAGCCAAACCGCGACAAAGGATGCGATGACAAAATTGACATGCGCATCTACACCAATATACTGACTGGCATAAAGAAGCGTGTAATCAAGAATTGCCCCAACAGCAATCAGATAAAACAGACAGACTTTTTTCATAATTCCTCGAAATCCTTTATAACTAGAAACCTTGTCTCCCCGATACTTTGCGGCCATCAACCCGGTCACATAATCGAATGATGCGAGGACAAACAGCAGTAAAACCGGAATGGCAAGAATTCCTAACCAGCCGGATAAAACGGTAAAAGCAAGTACAACAACAACTTTCAACTTTTCTAAATATTCCATTTTCTTTCTCCTTAAAATTATTTTCTATATTTAAAAAAGAACCCGAAGGTTCTTAAATTAAATTCCACTGTTCATTATCATAATAGTAGGCTTCAACTTTTTGAGCCAAATTGTTCGAATTACCTTTAAATACATCCGAAACCGGCATTTTAAGTTCAATCCCGTTTTGATTAAATAACTCAACCTTCTTACCTGATCGTAAACTTGCAATCTGCAGATGGTTCTGCTCAAGCTCTACATCACAAGCCATTTTAACGACCTGGTTGGTCAGGTAATAGCCGCCGAATGATAAAACATCTGGACCATATGCGAGCATAAAACCCTGTCGATATCGCTGAACACTTTCAGTCGTAATGGTTGTCACTTCGCTTGTGACCGAATCAAATTTATAAATGCCATATTCATAAAATACATAAATATCTGTTCCAATACTGACCGCCTGACAATAAATAATGCTTGCAGGCATTGTTGCTACAGTCAGATAGGCCCCAGTTAATGTATCATATTTCACAATTTTGGTGGAAGTCGTGCCGTATCCACCACAAATAAAAATATCTGTTTCAATGACAACACAGGACATCAAAGCACTATCACCATATGGCCATTCAGAAATTGCTGAGAATACTTTTGTTTCCATATCAAAGCAAAAAGCAGTTTCAACTATTGATGAGGAACTTGTGGTCTGATAGCCTCCGAAGAAATATATTTTAGTCCCGACTGTTGCAAAGCCAAAGCCATGATAACCAAAGCCTTCATTAAGCGGAACTGTTAACCCGGTATCGCTTAAAGTGTTTGCGATCACATCAAAGCAATAAACTTTATTGGTAACACCAGAAGAATTCCGGCCACCGATCAGAAAAATTTCATCGTCAAGTTGTCCGGTAGCGTGCTGGTAAATTCTATCGGTTGGCATACTGACACCGCTTGAAGTCGTCAGACAGGTGATCAGATCATAGATTAGAATTTCTGGACTCTCATCATATCCACCGAAAAGGTAGACTTTTTCATCAATTCTTTCTGCACTTAAATTCCGTCCACTGCAAATCACACTATCTGCTGTGGCGACAGGATTAACTAATGTTGCCTCATTTAAAACGGTACTGATATCGGTATTGATAATAATATTGGGTGGAAGCGAGGTTTTAACCCAAAGTTTTGTCAGATCTTCAGGAGCAGTGTCACCAAAGTGAATATTAAATTCAGCACTGGCATTGGTACCAATCTGTAAGCTGTCGATGATTCCAGAGTAGCTGCTTATAGGTGTTCCATCAGGGATAGACTGACCTTTTCCGATCAAAGACGTTTTAATATTTGAAAGATCAGCAATTACCTGATTAATATTTTGACTTAAGGTATTACTCGCCATTTAATGCTCCCTCCAGTTGGTCATTGAGTGTTCCAATTTGAGTTGTTATGGTTTCAAGGCCTGATTCAACTGTAGAAAGTCTGGTGCCAAGTGGGTCAAACCATTCAGCTTTGTCTTCTTCCGTGAAATAGTCGACGCCTTTTACCGGCGAATAACCAGCTGGACCGGTATCACCCTGGTCCCCTTTTGGGCCTAATGCGCCGGTTTCACCCTGTGGACCAGCTTCACCGGTTAATCCTTGAAGTCCTTGTTCGCCTTGTGCACCATTTTCACCGGCAGGGCCTTGAATCCCAGGATCGCCTTGATCTCCTTTCGGCCCCTGTAATCCGGTTTCACCTTGTGGTCCAGTCACACCAGTTAAACCTTGGAGCCCTTGCTCTCCTTTTTCACCAGCAGGCCCTTGGATACCAGGATCACCCTGATCGCCTTTAGGCCCCTGTAAGCCCATTTCACCTTGTGGTCCAGTTTCACCAGTTAAGCCTTGAATTCCCGGATCACCTTTTTCTCCAGCAGGACCTTGAATACCGGGCTCACCCTGATCGCCTTGATCTCCTTTTGGACCCTGTAAGCCTGTTTCACCCTGCGGTCCAGTTTCACCTGTTAATCCTTGGAGCCCCTGAATCCCTTGGTCACCTTTTTCACCAATAGGACCTTGAACACCAGGCTCGCCTTGATCGCCTTTTGGGCCTTGAATCCCAGGTACACCTTGCGGACCAGTTTCTCCGGTTAGTCCCTGTTGTCCCTGAATTCCCTGTTCGCCTTTCTCACCAGCAGGTCCTTGGATACCTGTATCTCCTTGAACACCTTTGTCGCCTGTTGGACCTGTGGGACCTTGAATACCGGTCTCTCCTTGATCCCCTTTTGGACCTTGTGCACCAGTTTCTCCCGGTGGCCCTGTTGCACCTGTTAATCCCTGAATTCCAGGATTTCCTTGAGGACCAGCTTCACCAGGCATCCCCTGTGGACCAGCATCGCCCTTTTCACCAATAAATTCTCCTGCGTCGGCGCGCTCTACAATGAGAAGTGCTTCTTCACTGGCTTGTTCTGCAGTTTCTGAAAGACTTAACATTTGCTGCTCCCATTGAGTCAGCAATGATGGACCGATAAGTTCCTGGGATTCACCATTGATGGATTGTGTTATTTGAATCAAGCCCTTTGCGCTCTGCCAGACTGAAATGTCTGGATCTGTTTTACATTCTAACTGGATTTCAAATGCCAATCGTCCAGAAAATTGAGTAACCGTAGCTGTTAAAAGCCATTTAAAACTGATCACATTATCTGAGATTTCTGGCCGCATCAGAATCCGGTCAGTATGGCTGCCAATCTGAGTCTCGACATGAATATTGAAGTCTTCAACATTGAGTCCATCGTTTACTAAAGGGATCGAAAACTCTAGACACTGAACCTGATGATCATACTGGCTGATGCGAATGGCATCATAAATAAGTGCTTTATCTTTGATAGTAACTTTGTATATTTTCATTTTCATCAACCTCCATTATTCATTTAATATTCCGGCCATTCCGGCCATTCAGTAACAGTTTCTACAACTTCCCAGTTTTTAATAGTAGCTATATTCAAATCACTCTGTGTAAGTTTTAAAAGATTAGTTGCTCCAAATCCGATTTGCAGTGTTTCCTGTCCGGTTCTATCCATTAATCCATGGAGGACATTTATTAAACTGGATTTTGTTAAGTTTGGGCAGGGAGTCAAATCAATTGCTACATTTATATTGACTAAATTGAGTTCTCTTAGTCTACTTGTGAAATCAAACATTCCTATTCCCCAATAAGCATTTTCTAAATCTAAATAAGGAACAGAAATCAATGAATAACATTCTGAAAAAATTGTTTCAATTCGATAGGCACTTAGCTTAAAATTAAATTCGTTGGGAATAGCTTGAAGTTTTTCGCAACCAATAAAAAATCCTCTCGGATATTCATCTAAGCTCGAATCGAAATACGGTGTTGCACCGTTTAACAAATCAAAATAGGCAATATCGGTCCACAGCAAGTTTGTCCATTCGAAATCAATGCCATCAAAGCAGTAATAACTTTCACCGGTTTCAAGTTCATGAGGGTACACATATGATTCGCTTGGAAAAAACATCGTCCAGACAACTTTTGTCTCGGGATATACTTCACTTTGACGACTATTTGAATAATCCCAAATATGATCAGCTGGTACATTATCCCAATTAAGCTCGTATGTGGAACCATCTGAAGTAACGACCGTTCCCACATCGAAAAATATGTCATTAACCAGATCTGTAGAATAATGCATTCTGAGATAACCGGATTGACCGCCTGACAATGCTTCCCACTGGCTTCTGGCCCAGACCATATCTGCATTAGGCTGCCAGTGATATTCTTCTTCTGGCCAGACAATCCGCCCATTTATCATGGCTTCAATAATGTTATGTCCATTGGCATATAGGCTTCCAATCTCACGGTTATTAAATCGTATTCCCATCTTTGCCTCACTTAGAAACGTATTTTAAATATAGGGTATTGTCTTCCATCACTTCCGGGTATTCTTCTACACAGACCCATTTGCCGTAATGTTCCGAAATATAAGTATCAACTGCTTCAGGCACAGTATCATCCACGACTTCTTTGATTTCTTCATTCTTTAGCTTAGTGATAGTCGATTCAAAATCGGTTGAAATCCGGCCCAACTCAGCTACATTCTTTTCGGGGGAATCCGGATAAGTAATCAGCTTAACAATCTGGTGTTCAATCTCAATCCCACGAATCCGGTCAATCAGCGTTACCTTATCACCAATGGAGATAGATAAATCTCCATATTGATCTGGCAAAAGACTGGCCAGATCGACAACTGATGCAGTATAAACCCGATTGGGAATTGATAAAGCTTCTATCTTTTTAGTAGCCGCAGCCAAGAGTTCTTCAGCTATTTCATAACGTGTATCAACCCATACATGTGTGATCACTTTGGAGGTATACTGGAAGTTGTCTACATAAGCGCGGCCAGAGTTAATCTCTTCGAAAGTAAGACCTTCTTTGCCAAAGGCATAAAGGCGGGTCACCAGATCGCAGCTATCTCCTCTAAGCTCACATTCCTTGACGTTTAATTCATCGGAGAAATAAACCCCTTTATTGCTGTAACCAGAAATGGTAGTAACCTGGATATTTTTGCCAATACAATCGTATCTGAAAACTACTCCATAGGCCTTTTCTACCTGCTCAAGCAGTTCCAGGGTTGTTCCGGATTCAAAAGAAAAGTTTTGAATTGTGGAAATATTAGCACCTGAAAAACTCCAACCGAGACTTCCCAGAACTTGGCTTAAGACCATTGACAAAGTCGCATCTTCGATCAAGAAATTGTAATAACCGTCAACCGAAAGATCGGATAAATCCAGCTGGCAGCCAATAATAGTGGTTTGTCCACGTTCATCAATACTTTTGATCACATATCGGTTTTCGTCAGTCAGAATCAGATTTTCTTCAACCAGATATTTATAAAGGGGGTGTCTAATATAAATTTCAAAAGAAAGGGTATCTTGACCGGTTTGAAGAAGCTCAGTGAGATACAATTCTCTATACTGGCTTAATTCTCCGATTAAGAGACCGCTTTGATTATATAGATTCATAAATTGCTCCTTAGGTCACTGAAAGTATTAGGCAATCAAATGTAAAAATAGCGCTGTAATGATGTGTTGAGATGGCTGATATTTGAGTGCCAATTAACATACAGTCAAACTGTCTGCCATCAAGTAAATGATTATTGATGGTGATCACACACTTCTTAAGCACCTTTTTAAGGGCTTCAATATCCGAAAGCTTGGCATTCTTAAAATAACAGACCAATGTGAGCTGACTAAAATCTTCTTTTGAATCAAAGTAGATAGGAAGGTCTGCATTTTCTGGCCAGAAGTATGAAGGTTTGTAATCACCCGGTGCATACTGGGAACTGGCATAGGAAGCGTTGAAACTTTCCAGTAAAACGGCTCCACTACTATTTTCAATTTCACAAACAGCCATCAGATTTTACCTCCCCGTAAACTAAATGCCAGGTCTTTAGAAACAATTGGGGTCAAGGAATGGCCAACGGCTTTTTTATCCAGTTCAACAGTCGTGTAAATATAGATGGGTGGAACATTCCCTGCGCCAGTCGCTTCAATTGCCTGACTGGTTGACCTGCTTGATCCGGTTTGCATATTGACATCCAAAGTGGTCGGGACGGCCTGAAGCATATCAGTTGCAACTTTATCCATAGCATTCACAAAACCGATGCCAACACCTGCCCCCATATTTTCACCAATGTCCTCAAAGACGGTTGACGGAGAATGAATGCCTAAAAGATCTTTGACATTGTCGACCACCCCGCCAAAGAAACCTTTTACTTTTTCTTTAATCCATTGCCCCATTGAGACAATCCCGTTCCATAAACCTTTAACCAGGTTAATGCCAACATCATAAATGGCTTCAACGGCCTGACCAAATCCTTTTACCAAAGCAATGATAATCTGTGGTAAGGCTTCGATGAGTTTGGGAATGGCTGTAATCAGGCCTGTAATTAAGGCGATGATCAGGTTAATTCCTGTTTCAATCACCAGAGGAAGGTTGGAAACAAAATAGTTGATAAAAGATTCAATCAGCTGCGGCAGCGCTTCAATTAAAATCGGTAAGGCATTAATCAATCCCTGTGCCAAACCAGTGATGAGGGCTAAGGCTGCTTCAAGCAGTAAGCCAGCATTATCAATCAGGGTTTGGGCCATCAGCATGACACATTCAACAATCTCAGGTACTAGCTCCGGCAGCGCCTGAGCAATCCCCTCAATTAAGGTTGCAACCATCACCATAGCGCTTTCAAGAATTGCTGGCAGATTATCAAGAATCCCCTGAACCAGTGAGAGGACTAGTTGGAGTGCCCCATCCGTTAGCTGTGGAAGAGCTTCTAATAAACCTTCGAGTAATGTAAAAATAAGTTGATTGGCGGTATCGATGAGCATTGGCAGGTTCTCAAGCATTGCTCCTCCAATGGCTCCAACAATCTCCATGCCAACCTCAATGACCTGAGGCATATTCTGCAGAAACATATTTGCCAGTCCGCCGACCGTCTCGCCGATCACTTCAGAAATTTTATCAAAATCGCCACCCGCTTCCTGGAGTCCTTTGGTAAATTCACCAAGAAGGGTAACGCCATCGTCAGCAAGGAGTTGCAGTTGTGGAAGTAGGACTGTCCCAAGCGCGTTTTTAGCAGCTGAACTGCCAGCGTTCAAGCGCTGCAGAGTATCATCAAATTTGCCAAGCTGAGCAATGGTTTCATCACTCATCACAGCCCCCATTTGTTTGGCTTCATCGGTTAGTTCAGCAATACCAGCTGAGCCTTGAGCAATCAGGGGATTTAATTCCTGGGCGGATCGTCCAAAAATCTCCATGGCCAGAGCATCACGCTCAGCACCTTCTTCCATTCGGCCAAGCGCATCGATTGTTTCCCAATAGACATCTTCACCGTTTCGAAGCGTCCCATCGGCGTTTGATACAGAAACACCCAAACGTTCATAAGCAGCAATCATATCTGCAGAACCATCCCGGGCTGAAGACATGGACCTTGTTTGTTTGGCCATGGAGCCGGTCAGAGTTTCCATGGAAACATCCACCAGTTCAGCCGCATACTGATAGGCCTGAAGGCTCTCAACCGATACCCCGGCAACAGTAGAAGTGGTGATCATTTCATCAGCATAAGCAGCAGCACCGACAGTCATATCCGTTAGGGATTTAGCAGAAGAAACCGCCGCCGCGCCAACGGCGACAAAAGCTGATCCCATGGCAATGCCAACCCCTTTTAGGATCCCGCCGAGCGAACTAAATTTATTTGAAGAATTATCGGCCTGGTTACCTGCCCGGTCAATGGCCTTTTCAAATTGACCAGCTTGGCGCTCGGCATCATTAAAGCCATCTTCAAGCCCATCCAGGGCTTTTTCATTTTTGTTGACTTCATTTTCAAGCTTATTGAGATGGGCCTTGGCGTTATTAAGCTGAATCACCCAGTTTTGTGTCCGGCGATCATTTTCACCAAAGGAGGTAGCAGCATTATCAAGTGCCTTTTCAAGGGTTTTGATCTTGTCCTTTTGGGCATCAATGGCTTTATTTAGCTGTTCATTTCTGGCGGTTACTGCTTCAAGGCTCTGATCCTGTTTATCAAACTGGGATTCCATCAGTTTCATTTCGCTGCCTAAAACTTTGAATGTTCGATTGATATCCTGCAGCGCATTCTTAAATTCTTTTTCGCCTTCAATGCCAATTTTCAAGCCGAAATTATCTGCCAATATTGATCACCTCCTGATTTTGGGCGTAAAAAAAACATCAATTCGATGGTAATTCACTAAATTTCTGGAATAATTTCATCAATGGTCCATTCTCGTTGAGGCTTCTTGATTCCTAGGAACTGCTTGTGGCAGGTCCACAAATCGAGTAGCTGCCCCAAAGGCATCAGCCATACTTCATTTTCAGTACGGTTTAGATGCACCGTGCCATAATATAAAAGTCGAGTAAATAAAACTTCATCATCTACTCGACTTTGGCGTTTTTTAATTGTCCACCATCCGCTATGGGTGTTTCGCTTTCGATATTTCTTTTAGTTCCTTTAACCATGGCTTCGGTAATCGCATTTTTATAATCAGAAAGCTCCAAGGGTGTGGTTAAAAGTTCAACAGTTTCTTCAGTCAGTAAGGATCTCTTATCTTCATTCTGAAGATTGTGAATCAGGATACTCTGATTAGCCAGCAAAGTGATCAGCCAAATGACTTCATCTAATGCCATCTCAAAGTTTTCTGATTTCATCAGGGTTTCTCCAAGATTTGCAAGACCACCATAGCGTTTGGCGATTTCCTTGGTTGCTTTGGTAGTAAATGTCAGTGGATAGTCGACACCGCCAATTCTAACTACCGCACTTCTATCATCGTTTATCATCCTTCAGTTCCTCCAATACTTGCCATAGTATCCAACCAGGTTTTGGCTTCAGCTTCCGTTGGAAAGGTTGCTTCTTCTTTCCAGACATCCAAAACATTGGTTGAGATGGTACCTTCAATAGTCGGTGTCTGAAAGTTAATGGATTCTCCACGGGTTTCCATACTTTCTGAAGGCACACCAAACTTCACTTTAGTCAGCCAGATGGCTCGAAAGCCACGAACATTATTTTTAATACTGGTGGCATAAAAGCCAACCCCCACAAAAGATCCATCATCCGATCCTTTTGAGGTCAATTGCTTATTCGTCGTTGAATCAATGGTTGACAGGGTGTGTCCAAGAATCAAAGCCCTTGTTTCATAGTCCAGATGATCCCCATTAAGGGTCAATTTTCCGGATTTGAATTCTTTGATATTCTCAATGATACGATCATCACCACGCAGCACCCCTTCATTAATCTCGATGTTCATTTCAGCCTTGATCGCATAAGCCATTACACGGCCATCTGAATAGGTAGCAGCGGATTCTGTTTCAGTCAGCTTTGAACAAATGAGATATTTTAGTCCAATTTGTGCCATTAGTTTTCCTCCAATTCATAATCTTTTGCCACATCAATGGCATAATGATAATAGCCGGTGTCATCTTCATGCCCGACATAATGCCGACTGGTAATGACAAAGTCAGATGCCAAAAGGCTTTTTAAGAGCCGGTTTTTTAATGCATTGTAATTCTCCTTGCAAAAAATGGAAATGCGCACCTCCTCAATGGTTCGAAGCGGCTTATCATCTCCGAATAAGGTAAAATCATCTGTAAGTGGGGTAACGACCAGATATTCATATGGCGCTTCATTAGAAAATTTCCCGGTTTCAGCCGAGATGTTAAGATCACTAAAAATCTGGTTTAGTTCTATCAGCGCATTCATGGCTTTGACACCTCACTTTCAAGTTTATTTTTCATGGCTTCAATGCAGGCTTTGCGGGATTTTGATTTGGCTGGTTTTAAAAAGGGTTTAGGCGGCTGCCCACTTTTTCCGAACTCCAAAATATTAGCAATCTTAGCATTGCTTTCGCCATCGGTTCTAGGTTCTGAGAAACCGATTTTTAAGTTGTAATCCCCTTGATGGTCTTTCTTGACCGGTGACATCCCCAGTGCTTTTTCCAGTTCTCCGGTTGCTCGACTCTTTTGTTTGACTTCATCGCCTACAACCGCACTGAGGTTTTGTTTGACTTTTTCAAGCACGACTTCCCCACCGGCTTCTAAAACTTCTGGCAGAATTTCATCTGTTTTTTCTGCCAGCTTGGAAACCTTTAACAGAAAATCTTCCGGCATTTTAAGTTCAATTTTAGCCACTTACTTCCACCTTTTCACACAGGACTTCCAGATACATCCCTCGACCTTTCACGTTTTCTACTGAAATAATGTTGTACCGACCGCTTTCACAGGCAATTATCATATTGGTTGTTACCGTAAGACTCGGAATAGCCCTGAATCGAAAAAGTGCTGAAGCTTTCGAGAATACTGCCCGATTTTTCCAGCTTTCATTCCCATTACGATCTTCTTTGTAAGCTCTAACTGATGAAACGATTGTTTCACCGGTTGTTGCAAAACCTTGTTCATCTTTAATGGGTTCAAGAGTAATCAGATCAATTTGGGTTTTCATTTTTCCAAAACTCATCCTACACCTTCCAGTCTTTATTGAGATCCAAAAGCCGATTCACAACCATCCATACCTGATTACTGGCCTGGATATTATCAGAAAAAAATCCGGCGGTGCTGCCATCCCGGCTCTCGTAGAAATGAGATGACAACATAATGACCGCCCGTTCAGTGGTAGGATGCATATCGTTTTGCGAATAATAACCATCTTCTTTTTTTTGATAGCTTTCTGCATATGATACCGCGGTCAAAATCAGTTCTTCCAGCAGGGCATCATCTTCATCATGTTCAAGTATCAGATTGGCTTTAACTTTTTCTAACAGCATCCATCCACCTCAATTCTTATTCCGTTTTCATTAGGCCGGCTGATTTTAGTTTTGATAGCAGAGCATTAAAATCCGTTACCAACTCTGTGACAGTTGCAGCAGTACTGTCTGCCTGAAAATCAGCCTGGGGCATTCCCAATAAAAGAGCACCTTCTTTGATTTCGAGGGTACCGCCAATGACGGTCTTTGCGCCGCCCTGCTCAGTATAGTTTTTAGTTGTATAGCTCATTTTTTACGCCTTCTGTTTCAAGATTTTAATGGCTTCAGGAAGAATCAGTTTCCCGTCCACTCGCTGGGTAGCCATGAATCCTACCTGTCCGGTGGTGGCATAAAGTTCATTAAGTCGTTTGAATGAACGACCCTGACGATCGGCTACCCAGTAATAACTAAAGTCCCCGAAAGCGATAGTCTTTGCGCCAGCTGCAATGGTGGGAACATAGGACGATGTTTTAACTGGGCTATTAAGAATGGTATCCGGTGTACCGGCAGTGATTGATGGTTGCCAGATATAATTGCCATTCCCGTCTTTCAGTTTTCGAATGGCTTTGATGGTAGCATCATTTAAAATGAAGTTTGCGTTTTTTCGGTACGGGGATTTAAGCGAATAATAGAGATCCATGATCTCATCAACGGTGATGGCTGTTGCGCTGGCAGCGGTTACCCCTTCCTCTGCGCCACCTGTCGCATTAAAAATCCCGGTTGGTTTACCAAGGCCATCGCCAATAAAGAAAGCTTCTTCTTCCTTTGCCCCAATTCGTCGTGAAAACTCCTTGGCGATGTAGGATTCCAGGTTAAAGACGGAATCATTCAGGAGTTCTTCAGACACTTTAAGCAATGTTCCCAGCTTATAAGCACTGATGGAAACCTGTCCAAAAGAATCATCACTCTCTGGAGTTGCCCCTTCTTCTTCAATCCACGATGCGGATCCTTTTGAAGCAACAACTGGGATTTTACGATCTCCGCTGGCAGTAGTAATCACTTTGGCCAGGGTTCTGAAAATATTTTCTTCTTCCAAACCTTCCACCAGGGTCCGTTCGAATTCATCTGGAACCAGATATCCCCCTTCACTGTCACTCCCAATTTGCAATGCGTTAGAGATTTCAAAGCTCAGGCTTTTATTGCGCATGGCATTCCAGAAGGACTGTGAATACTCATCACTACCCCGTCCGGTTTTGGCTTCAGGAAGTCCTGCAGGTTTTTCGGTAATTGGGGTATTAATCGGCTTGGCAAACTCTAGATCCATGGCCTGTTGACGCTCAAGGCGGTCAATTTCTTTTCCCAGATTTACAACATCCGTTTCCATTTTTTCATAGATTTCAATATCAGCAGCAGCTAATAAGCCGTCCTGATTTCTTTTTTCATCCAGGAATTTCTTTGCATCTTCCCAGATTTTGGCTCGATTCTCACGTAATTCTAAAATTTTATTCATGGTTTCCTCCATTTATTTGATTAAATTTAGTCTTTTTTCAAAGATATCAACCGGTATTCCTACTTCTTTTTGGGGTTTTGGTATCAACTTTTCGATCAAGGAATTGGTCACTGCCTGTCTTGAAAAGCTGTAATTCTCGACATTTTCGTATACTTCCCGTTCATCAAAGAGCATTTCATCGGCAAAGCCAAGCTCTAAGGCTTTATTGGCATTGAGCCAGGTTTCACCGTCCATTAATTTAGAGAGTTTCTCTCTGGTTTGGCCAGTTTTTAACTCATATGCATTGATGATACTTTCCTTCACTTCATCAAGCATCTGAATGGCCTTTTTCATTTCCGCACTGTCACCAATGGCCACTGTTAAAGGGTTGTGAATCATCATCAGGCTGGTAGGTGATACTTTAACGGTTGTCCCAGCCATGGCGATCACTGATGCCGCACTGGCTGCAATCCCATCAATTTTGACCGTCACATTGCCCTTATAATCCATCAGCATATTATAGATCTGACTGGCTGCGATGCAATCACCACCAGGACTATTGATCCAAATATCAATATCTCCCTGGCCAGACATTAATTCGTTTTTAAACTGCTGCGGGGTAACGTCGTCATCAAACCAGCTTTCTTCCGCGATTGCCCCATTTAAATATAGGGTTCTTTGTTCATCTTCATTTTTAATCCAGTTCCAGAATTTCTTCATTTGTTTCCTCACTTTCTGTATTAGCAAAGGCACCAGCATCTTGGAGTTTTGTCATGGCACCGTTAATTAGGTATAAGTCTCCACCCAGTTCTTCTGGGATATGATTTAAGTTTTCAAGTTCCCGGATATCATTGGCAGAGAGCCAACCGTTTTGTCGGCCTGTCGCATAACCAGCCATTCGGGATTCATAGTCCCCACGTAAAAGCCCATCCACAGAAAAGCGAATAAAATATTTCTGCTTATCCGTTTCACTGAGTAGTGCTTTCTGCATGGATTGTTCCCAGCGAATCACCCAGGGATCCAGGGTGTACTTCACGAATTCAAGAGATTGCTGTTCAATATTTGAGAAACTGGACTTCTCCAGATCTCCAATCATATGGGGTGGGATTCTAAAAATACGGGCGATTTCATTTAGTTGAAATTTCCGGGTTTCTAGAAACTGTGCCTGTTCTGGAGGAATTCCGATCGGAGTAAAGCGCATCCCCTCCTCCAGTACAGCAATCCGATGTGCATTGCCTGATCCCTGATAAACCGCATTCCAACTTTCTCGGACACGCTTAGGATCTTTAACAACTCCCGGATGTTCAAGAACGCCTCCGGGATTGGCTCCGTTGGCAAAGAAGGATGAGCCATACTCTTCAGTGGCAATAGCCATTCCAATGGCATTTTTAGCCATGGCAATCGGTGAATAACCGATGAGACCATCAAAACCAAGGCCAGGGATATGAAGCACCATTTCTTTAGCAAGCACCACTTCCCCTTTGTCACTCTGATATTTGTAGAAAAGCTCTCCATTGACAGCTCGATCGACCGTCATTTTACTTGGTAATAAGGGATACAACCCCATAACCTGTCCACGGCCATTGCGAATGATCTGGGCATAGGCATTGCCCCATAATAAAAGATGACTCATCAGTGTTTCTCGAAACACGAAGGAAGTCATCTCTGGATTTGGTTCGTTGTATAATAATTGGTATAAGGGGTGGTTCATAGCCTTTTGTTTACCTACATCAGTGTACTCAAAAGTATGAAGCGGCAGACTGGCGATTGTTTCAGCCAGGATCCGCACGCAGGAATACACGGCTGTTGTTTGCATCGCTGTTCGTTCATTGACATTTTTTCCGGCAGTGGTTCCACCAAAGAAAAAACTGAAGGGATTGTTATCAAGATAATTCTTTGGTTTATCTCGTGAATGGAATAGATCTCTTAATCGACTCATTGTTCCTCCTTAAAATGGGCATTAAAAAAGCACCTCTTGTGAGATGCATTGAAATGATCTATCAGTTATTTAATTTGTTCTTTAATATCTTCATATGCAAATAATGGTATATCGTATAAATCTCCAAAATTTTCATAGATAAGTTTCGATGCTTTCAGAATGCTTTTGGTTGAATTAATTACTGGTAAATAAAAACCTATTTCTTTGGCAGTAACAACTACTCTTTTATCTGGAACACAACAATATTCGCCAGGTATATTTAAAAAAATATTTTGACATCTTAATTCTCTCAAAATTAGCGGTACTTTTATTTTCATTCTTTTTTCACCATATCCTAGCCCTTTTATTTCACTGATATACATAATGAACGGTAAATAATTATTTTTTCGATTAGCTCCTTCCAAATTTAATATTATTTCATCCCAGTGTTCAACTATCACTTCAATGCTTGCAAAAATATCTGATCTAAAAGACACCTTTTTTCTTGGAACAACGCCTGTACAAGATTGTATCGTTTTTTTTGCGTTTTCTTTACAGTGAGTTGTTTCATACAAAACAAGTTCTTTATCTTTCCAGATGTTTGGAATATCGAGTTTATTTGCTTTTAGATAAGTTGTAAAAAAAGCAGCATTCTCCCAATTGGTTGATCTTGACCAAAATGATGCAAGAATAAACAACAGAAAGAGATCGTTTTCCTTAGACAAATCAAGAAACATATTTTTTTCAGCGTTTATTGAAATTCTGAAATCAGATGTCCAACCTCTGTATTTATTATCTTCTGTCAAATTGATATAAGGAATATGATTCTTGTTATTAATTACGGCCTCTATTAATTTATCCTTCATCACTTCTCCTAAAATTTAGAAATAGAAATTTCTTTTAATTTTATCATATGCTCGTATAGTCGTAAATGTAAATACCGCTTATCGTGATTATTGCAGCAAAACTATCAACCGTTTTAATTAATATTACAGTATTAGAATCCCTCGCTCATCATAAACACTTCCACAAGTAACTCCACCATTTCTTATTGCCCGATCCAGTGCCATAATCGTTGCTACTGCACCATCAATTCGTTCGGTGGACTTTTCTTTATCCGGTTTGATGTTTCCAGCTGGATCAGTTCTTACAAAAATATTATCCATCATCCACCTCAAGACTGGATGCCCCCCATGGGAAATGTTCTCCTCCAAGGTAAGTTTCATCAACTCTTTGGTTGGAGGTGACATATCTTTGAAACCCTGTCCGAAGGGAACGACTGTAAATCCTAAACCTTCTAAATTTTGCACCATCTGAACTGCACCCCAACGATCAAATGCGATTTCTCTGATGTTATACTTGGTTCCCAATTCTTCGATAAAGTTTTCGATAAAACCGTAATGAACCACGTTTCCTTCAGTGGTCTGGATATGGCCCTGCTTTTCCCACACATCATAAGGCACATGATCCCGTCTGACTCGCTGTTCAATATTTTCTTCCGGTATCCAAAAGAAAGGCATAATGACATACTTTTCACCATCGTATTTGGGTGGAAAAACCAAAACAAAAGCCGTGATATCAATGGAGCTGGAAAGATCTAAGCCACCATAACATTCTCGACCGATTAGTACATCCGGATCAATTTCTTCATCGCACAAATCCCATTTTTCCATGGGCATCCACCTGACAGATTGTTTGACCCATTGATTAAGACGAAGCTGTCGAAAGAGGTTTTCTTCAGCAGGATTAGCTTTGGCATTATCACAGGCAATCTGAATTTTCTCAATATCAACCGTAATCCCCATTGAAGGATTAGCCTTCTCCCAAACTTTTGGATCCGTCCAATCCTCATTTTCACCAGCACCATAAATAACTGGATAAAAGGTTGGATCAATCTTTCTTCCCGCTAAAATATCTTCAGCCTTCTGATGCACTTCCCAACAAATCGAATGGCGATCTGTTCCAGCAGTGGTTATTAAAAAATACAAGGGTTGTTTTCTGGCATCCCCGGAACCATGCAGCATAACATCATAAAGATTTCGGTTTGGCTGCGCATGCAACTCATCAAATACAACACCATGCACATTTAGTCCGTGTTTTGTATACGCCTCAGCAGACAATACCTGGTAGAAACTGCCAAGTGGTTTATAAATAAGTCTCTTTTGAGAAAGAACTGGTTTGATCCGCGATTTGAGCGCCGGACACTGTTCCACCATATCAACGGCTACATCAAAAACGATGGAAGCCTGCTGTCTGTCAGAAGCACAGCCGTAAATTTCACCACCATGTTCAAAATCACCGCAAGTTAATAATAGTGCGACAGCGGCAGCAAGCTCAGATTTGCCTTGTTTTTTGGCTATCTCGATATAAGCGGTATTAAACTGCCTGGCCTGATTGGGTTTAATCATGCCAAAGACATCCCGAATGATCTGTTCCTGCCAATCGATCAGTTCAAAGGACTGACCATGCCATTGACCTTTGGTGTGCTTTAAGCAGTTGATAAAAGAAACCGCCAAATCAGCGCGGCTTTGATCATAAATCGATGTTGATTTTTTAAATGGGCTTTCCTGATAGATTTCCAGTGGCCGCATAAAACTTAACTCCTTTCCTCAGAATAAGATTTTTATCAGTTGAAATAAGCTAAAATTCCCTCCAGTATGCCATGGGCTTCCAGTTCTGCACCGCCATTATTGAAGAAATGACAGTCAATTGGTGCGGTGGCAAACATAGCTTCTGTGATAACTGCTGGCATATTAGAATACGTGACATCGGAATCATCCCTTTGAACGATTCCCCGATTGGATAATCCCATCTGGTTACACATTCCATTCAACACCAGCTGGGAAAGTTTTAAACCTTCTGTACTGCCGGGATAACAAATGACCAGTGTTCCGCTGGCATTGAAATCAGATGCGCCATTGTGATGAATGCTGACAAAAATATCCGCATTGTTTTGATTGGCAATGACAGGTCGATCACTTAAAGCCATCCATCGATCATCGGTTCGGGTATAAACAACCTTGAAACCACGCTCTTGAAGGAGTTGGCCTAATCGCAAGCTGACAACCAGGTTCATATCTTTCTCCTGCAGATCACCACAGGCTCCCGGGTCTGATCCACCATGGCCAGGATTGATACACACAATTTTGCCGTTCCCATTAGCAACTGGATTGGGATTTGATATAGGCGCGGCAGCAGGTATTTGATTTTGATACGCGATACCTTCCAATCCTAAAGCTTTAAGGGTTTCATTGCCGACAATACAATCAACGATCAAACCTTTGTCCTTTTGAAATGCTGACATCGCAACTAATGTTTCATTTCCGATTGCACCATCAACGGCTACCGGATAACCATTTTTGTTCAGCGCTTCCTGGATCGATTTAATTTCACTCATTAGAGCAGTATCAGACTGATCGCCATAGATGCCATCCTGTGCCAGACCATGGTAGGCCTGAAGGGCCAGCACCGCCTTTTGGGTTAGACTCCCAAAGTCGCCATCAACTTCTCCGGCATCATAGGCGCAGAAGTTTAAATCCCGTTGTAATTGGGCAACTTCACTGCCCATACTTCCAATTTTTAAAAACATCGTTCTTTCCTTTCCTCGTTGGCCGCAAAAAATGGGCAACAAAAAAGCACCTCATCATGAGCTGCAGTAAAAATTTTGTATTCTGTTTATAAATCTGTACGAGAAAAAGGCCCTTTATCGCCCTTTTCAAAAGCTTTTAATTCATTTTCTTACCGTATTCAAAGGCCTGAATCAAAACTTCTTTAAGACCCCAAACTGAAATGTCCAGGAAATCTTCATGATCGCTGTGCCTTGTTTCAAGGTCTCCTCTTTGTTCAATACTGTAAAATGCTTCCTTGGCAATTTCCAAAAGCGCTTCGTAATCTTTCTTGCTAATTTTTTGTTCCTGCATGGCGTTGGCCCCTTTTTTTATTGTGTACATATTAGCTCTATGTCACACTAATAGCAAGTTATATACACAAAATAGCGTAGAATCAGATGTCGTCTTTTTTAGTACCGTGTTTAAAAGCAGAACTGCCAGATAAGTTTGAAAGTAAAATCTTCCGGGTTGTTTTATACTCATCCCCAATAAAGCCAAGCCGCAGCAGGAAACAACGAAAAGCATATTTTTCATTTTCAACTGTTTTGACGGTTGCTGAAATGCGCTTTTGATTCTTGGCCATATCACAAATGGCTGCAATAAATTGTGTGTAAGCTTTGATGGCATCGGGTTCAGCATTTGCTGAGAACCAAGGGAATCGAAGGGTATCCGGTGTTTTTTCGAGGTGTAATGAATCGCCGCCAAGGGCTTTTTTAATCAAATGGCATTTACTAATAATCAGGTTTTCAAGGTTATGAATCGCTTCATCCGTAAATCCTTCTTTTGGAATTTCAATGATGAGTTCGTCATCTTCTTCATCCGGAGTTTCTGGAGTTTCAAAAGTAAATCCCTTTGATTGTAAGCTTTCTAGTAAACTCTCACTTGCAGACTTTTCAATACTTTCAGAAATAATTAATCCTCCCTGTTTGTCAACTTCAAAATCGCCAATAGTGTACGAGAAGCTTGGTGTTCCTAGATAGATAGGTTTTGTCTCAAGGATTTCTCCAATAGCAGCGATTAGCGCTTTACGATCACTATCGATTAACTGGAATCTTCTGGTCATGATCGTTCACCGTTTTGAGGGGCTTTTGAAAGAATTTGAAATCTTTTTTCTTCGATGAGGTCTTGCAGTTCGTCAGGTCCGTAAATTAATACCTGGTCACTGGCTCCACTTGTTTCGGCTAAAACTAAATCTTTACCCCAGAGTCCAATAATCTGATAAGTTTTCTTTCCATCTCCAGTCATTAATAATGTACCTTTTTTCATGATCATTCTCCTTAGTGTAGTTTTTGTTGTGTCTATATATCACTGAAAAGGTCTATAATAGCAAGCTATATTTCACATTAATCCTTATTTTTTTTGCCTTTCTGAATATCATTAACGGTTCCGTCTTGAAAAGAAAACTCTTCTGAATCTTGATTATAAAGCGCAGAGCAATCAAGGGTCTTTCCATTTCTGATGACTTTGATATCATCAGTATTCCCTTTTAGTGCTGCATATCGTTTGACAATTACCGAGGCATATTTGGGATCCATCTCCATCAAATACCCTGTTCGGTTCATCTGTTCAGCTGCGATTAGGGTTGAACCGCTTCCACCAAATAAGTCCAGCACGATTCCGTTTTCTTGGGATGAAAGTCCCATTGGATAACCAATCAGAGGAAGCGGTTTCGTCGTCGGATGTAGTTTTGATTTTGTCGGTTTGTCAAATTCCCATACGGTTGTCTGTTTACGGTCGCCATAAAATTTGTGTTTTGATGTATCTTTGAATGCGTAAATAACTGGTTCATGGCGCATCTGAAAATCCATCCGACCAATCACCAGCGCATTTTTGACCCAGATACAGGTTGTCGAATAGTGAAAGCCAGCATTGACTGTGGCATTAAAGAAGTTAACTTTTTCGGCATCCGAGTGAAAAATATAAATCGGGGACCCATCAGCAAGATGTTGATATGCATTTGTAAGTGCGTCTAAAAGAAATTGATAAAACTTTTCGCTGTCGGACCAGCTGTCATTCATAATTTTCATCCCGGTCCCGCCCTGGTAACTGCAGTTGTATGGTGGATCGGTAATACACAGATTTGCTTTTTTACCATCCATAAGTGTAGCTACATCCTCATACTTTGTTGAATCTCCACATAAAAGGCGGTGACGACCCAACAACCAGACATCGCCGGGTTCTACAAAACTTTGTCCATCCAGCGCTTCATCAACATCAAAATCATCCTCCTGAATTTCTTCATCATTTTCGCTTTTGAACAAATCCGCAATTTCATCTTCCTCAAAACCGGTAAGGGATACATCGAAATCGGCCCCCTGCAAAGATTCAATTCCAATTCTTAAAAGTTCTTCATCCCAGCCAGCGTCCTGAGCAAATCGGTTGTCAGCAATGATGTAGGCTTTCTTCTGAGCTTCAGTCAGATGATCAACGCGTACGCAGGGTACTTCAGTAATACCTTCTTCCTGAGCAGCCATCACTCTGCCGTGTCCGGCAATTATCCCGTGATTGCTATCAATGATAACTGGATTAATAAATCCAAACTCCCGGAGAGAGGAACGAAGCTTATTAATTTGTTCAGTTGAATGCGTCCGAGCATTATTCACGTAAGGGACCAGTTTATTGGTTTCTACCATTTGCATTTCAGTTATTGTTTTTTTCATTGGATCACCACCTTTTTATTTCCGGCCTGACAGTAGGCGCTCCATCATATCATCATGGGGAGTTCCACCGCTGTAGGCAACGGAGCAATTTTCTTTTACGACCTGGTGTATCTGATACCAGATCTGATTGGACTGCTTTAAATACTGCTGGGACATGGAAACGTAGGGACTGGCAATGGCATTACCAGTTGTAGGGTGCTTGGCTAGAAATCCATATTCAGAAATACATTCTTCACACTGGATCCAGCGGGAAACGCTCATGGCGTACTGCTCAATCAGATGCCTGCTAACCAGTTGATCACATTCCCGTTCTTTCAGCCATAGATAGATTTCGTTGAAGATTTCTTCTGCACACAGGTTTTTACCATTTTTCTGGGTCGCTTTCAGGTATTCTTTCACCGGCGGAACATCGGCTCCAATAAAAGAGGCAGGCTCGGGTAGCACCATTGCGCCATCCAGCCTGCCATCGCTTATTTTTTCTGTAAGAGCCTTTGATTTCCGCCCGGCCCCAATTCGAGCTCCGCCGCGGTTTGTCCCGTCCTTTGCCATCATTTTCACCTGCCTTTTTCTTTCAGGGGTTAATACCCCCTTTGATTTCCGTTTTTTTCGCGCGTGCCCCCCTGCCCGTTGCATTTGCAACACGTTTTAGCGATTTTGCACCCCCCATCGGCCGCCTTCTCTGGCGGTTATGGTTGAGTGACAACTGCTACATAGGGACATAAGATTCTTCTCATCGTGGGTACCACCTTTTGACAGGGGCTTGATGTGATGAACTTCTTGTGCCGGGGTTAGCCGTCCTTCTTTTATACACTGCTCACAGAGCGGATTGTTTTTAATGTATTTGTTTCTGATTTTCTTCCAGGCCCAGCCGTAGCGTTTCCGTGTTTCTGGATCGCGGTCGTACTTATTGTATTGTTGGTCATACAATTTTTGATGCTTCTCACAAAATCGTCCGTCCGTTAATTCACCACAACCAGGATGACTGCAAGGGCGCTTTGGTTTTCTTGGTATGATCATCACCTCATTTTTTTCAATAAAAAAGTCCTGCTGGATTGTTCCAACAAGACTTTGCTTATTTTGATATATTTTCTCTAGTATAATAATAACACATTACCCCCGTGGACATCCACTGATATCCACGGCACATTTTAAATTTTTGTAATTTTTTTTGGTATTTTTATATGATCTATTGCCAAATCATGCCATCGACGGATGGTACGCTCATTAACACCCATGACTTCCCCGATTTTAGCCCAAGTAAAGTTGTGAACATAACGATAATGCAAAACCATTTGTTCATCCATGTTGCTGACACTTTCAATTACCTGTGGAACTTCTTTTTTGTATGCCACGAGTAAATCGATATCGGCGTTGATCTCATTTTCAAGATCAATGATCTTAATAACAATATCCTCCATCCGGTGTGTTTTTCTCGAAGGACTGCCAGGCATATCGCTGATCGTACTGGTCGCTTTGCAGGCAAGCGAGTGGAGTGTATCAACCTGTTCAATTTTACTATTGATACGCTCATCTAAGCGATAAGACTGTCCCAAGTATTCTTTTGCCGTCATTACCTCATTCATAATCGTTGACCTCCTCATTGAGTTTTTTAATCAGCATCTCAGGTGGAATATCTGTAATAGCTGAATATAAGCTACTCCTAAAAAATCTCTCCACCTCTCGTTTGGTATACTTTGAGACTTCATCCTCTGGGAATTTTGTCAATTTCTTCAATGCTTTGCGATAATCTCTAACCGCTTGTAGAATAATGCCATTGCCAAGTTCCCGATATATTTCTTCTTCATTAGCAGGTTGAACGTTTTTCTGGGCGACATACATGAGTTTGTACCTCCAATCTATCAAATCCAATTCTGGCTTTCACCGCTTCAATCAACGATGATTGTTGAATATCCTTGTTTTTTAAAGCTTTTATGACATCTTCATCGTGGGTCCCTTTTGTTATAATGTGTTGAATCACCACGGTATTCTTTTGTCCTTGCCGCCAAAGTCTTGCATTGAGCTGCTGGTATAGCTCAAGCGACCAGGTTAATCCAAACCAGACAATCGTCGACCCACCCTCCTGAAGATTTAATCCGTGACCGGCAGATGCCGGGTGAATCAGTGCCACTGGTATTTTCCCAGCATTCCAATCTGCTATATCCTGTGACGAATCAATGCATCTGGCATTAAATCGTTTAAGAATTCGACTTTTATCATGTTTGTACCAATAGGCCACCAACAAGGGCTTCTCATTGGCAGACTCAATCAAATCTTCCAATGCATCCAGCTTTCTCTGATGTATCTCTAAAATGCGATCATCATCTCCATAAACCGCGCCATTAGCCATCTGTAAAAGCTTTCCTGTAAGCGAAGCGGCATTGGCTGCGGTTATTTCTCCATCCGGCAGTTGCAATACGAGATCTTTTTTTAGTTCCTCATATTTTTTCGATTCTTCTTTAGACAGTACAACCTCTGTCTGCGTACTGATCAGTTCAGGCATTTGAAGATAGTCATTGGATTTCATGGAAATGGTAATGTCAGAGATTTTTTCATATATCTGCTGTTCGGCATTCGGCAGTGGCTTGTAGCTGTAAATAATTTGACCATTTCGCTTATCCGGTGAGAAATAGGCAGTTCGGTACTGGCCAATAAATCTGCCAAGCCGAACACCCATATCTAACAGTTTAAACTCTGCAAATAAATCCATTAGCCCATTACTGCTTGGGGTTCCTGTCAGACCCACTATTCGTTTCACCTTTGGTCTAGCTTTCATCAAAGACTTAAACCGCTTGGATTGATGGTTTTTAAAAGACGAAAGCTCGTCCACAACCACCATATCAAAATCAAAGGAAAGACCACTTTTTTCAATCAGCCATTGTACATTTTCCCGGTTGATAATATAAATATCTGCCTGTGCTCTGAGAGCTGCCAATCTTTCAGCTTCCGTTCCAACTGCTACGGAATATTTCAGCATATGCAAGTGTTCCCATTTTTTGATTTCAGAACCCCACTGGATTTTTGCTATTCTAAGTGGTCCTATAATCAAAATTTTATGAACCTCAAAGCTGTCAAACAGTAAATCATTTATAGCAGTAAGGGTAATCACTGTCTTACCTCAACCCAAGCCCATATCAAGGAGGACAGCAGAAATCTTACGGCTCTTAATATAATCGACTACGTAATTCTGGTAATCATGTGGTATGAACTTCATTCGGCATCACCTCCAATCTCATCAAGCATTTCTCCAATCTGTTTCTCATCATCCAACACATACACTCGAAAGCCGAGTTGCTGTAACATACCATGCCTTGCCAGCTGCAATGGTCGTGGCTTTTCTCCAGATGCTTTTACCTCTACAAAGGCAATCCTTCCAAAAGGAAGAAGCACCAAACGGTCTGGCATACCATCGAAACCTGGTGAAGTCAACTTGGGGCAAATCCCATCATTCTTTTTAACCGCCTTTACAAGTTTTTGTTCAATCGTTTTTTCTCGCATTTTTACTCCTGTTCCAGGTACTCAAAAATCCCTATACGCGCGAATACGCGGGATTTTTTGCTATATACTCTCTATTACTACAATTTCATATTTAATATAATTATTAAGAACACAGGCACAAAAGCAGTAAAATTGGCTACCGCCCGCGCCCCTGAGGTGTTCCTCAATCTGTTCCTGTCTGCCTTTTTCGGAACAGAAGAAAAGATGAGGAACAGTTCCGAAAATTACAGTTTTTGGGGAACATCGCCAGGAACACATTTAGGAACAAAAATATATTGTGGTCCATACATTGGCAACCTGGTTTTATTCGGCATACGCTCCCAACCAAGCTTGATTAGAATTGCAGCAATGGCATTAGAATCTGCACGTCCAATATTGGCTCTTTCTTTACCAAAACACTCACACCAGATTTCCATACTGCTGACCTGATTTCTCTGTACCGTGCCTCTTTTACCGATTTCACCCAGTTCATTCCCACTTAAGAAATTCCTGCGTTCAAATAAATCCATATCATCCCAGCTATCTGTGAGTAATGTATCAAGATATTCCCGCACCAATCCCTCACGTTCATCTGACTCCAGAGCTGCTCGCTGCTCATCTTTTGCCATTCTCTCTTCCTCCGGTGTCAGGTAAAGTTTTTCACCAGCTTCGACCATTTTCAAAACCTCTGCCCAGATTTGCTGTACATCATATACAGTCAATTCCCATGAATGTTTTTTCCCACTGCCAGGCGTCTTAACTGGCCAAAATCGTCTATTTCCCGTAGTATCGCGAAGATACCCGGACTCAGCGTTCGTCGTTCCAATAAAAATACACTGCCGCGGATGTGGTGTTGCTCTCTTACCAAACGCTGCCCTGTAAATATCATTTTGCCTAGAGATAAATGAGCGCAGTGTTTCTACTTCTGCTTTGCGAAGTCCAGCCAGCTCTCCAATTTCCAATATCCAATATCCTTGCAGTTTTTCTGCTGCTGTTTTATCTTTTGTGTCATTGAGACTTAATGAGTCAGAAAACCACTCACCGCCTAGCAGCGAAATCAATGTGCTTTTTCCAATGCCCTGCGGACCATTCAATACGATCATACTGTCAAACTTGCATCCGGGATCCAAAACTCTTTTGACTGCTCCACAAAAGGATTTTCTAGTAACAGCACGTACATATTTGTTGTCAACAGCACCGAGATAATCAATTAATATAGTGTCTACTCGTTGTTCACCGTCCCAATCAGGGAGTGCACTCAGAAACTCTCGAATAGGATGGTAGGAACGGTCGTCCGTTACCTTTGTTACTGCGATCTTATAATTTCTATCCGAGAATGTACCGTAGTTTGTATCAATGTAGCTGATTAACTGAGCATCATCTGCATCTCTCCAGTATTTTGATGGATGCTTCCATGGTACCTCACCTTTAATTTCCATCCCATCAAGTTGCTGATTAAATACAATGGCGCGAAGATTATCATCATTTTTAAGAATTAAAGTCAGATTTTGAAGAGTATTGCAGAGATTACCATTCTTTTCACGCTGAAGTCCTTTCGTCCAGTCCTCAAACTCCTGACTTGCTTTTACCTGCTTTTCCTTTAAAAGCTGCTCATTAATTCTGTCCTTACATAGCCAAAATTTTACAGCTTCGGTATAGGATTTTTTATCATCCAAATCACCGAATTGATGAACTCGAATTAAATCAAATGCATTACAAAGCTTCCCTCCCGCCGGATCTGTTGCATGGTGGCTGTATGCAAACTTATCTTCATAGATGACAACGCCTGCAGAACCTTCTCCGGGAATATAATCATATCTTCCTGATCCATCTGCTGTTGGAGTATAAACATCTGAAAGATAATTCTCCATGACCTCCTGTACCGTATAGCATCGACATACTGCTCCAACCACACCGTCCTTTTCGAGCGGATCTTTCTGCTGTTTCACATTGTGGTCAGTTGCCTTGCTTTCTTTTGGTGTCGTGGGCAGCAGAGAACAGTCCCTCCAATTGGGGTGTTTTGCAAAAATATCATCGGGGTTAAGCCAATCACCATCCATCTCACCAAACAGGTACTCTCCATTGGAAGGACTGGTTGGCCAATACATCAGCTGATGTGGGGAGAATGAGCATGGGTCAAGCATGGTAATGAACCCATTATCCTGGGCATAATATCTCGCCGCTGCATTGAACTCATCGGGTGTCATATCACGGCTAACTGGAATAATCATTCTCGCTCTCGGATTATCTGCCCTATGACTGTGGGTGGTGTAATAGCAGCCCTTGTTATGCACCTTACTGCTAATGTCCCTTAAAAAAGCGACTTCAATGCTGTCAAGATCATAGACCAGCATTGAACGGCACGCCACCTTGTTTGCCTGTCTGCGGTTGCCGCTCAAATGACCCGCCACAAAACCGCCCTTGTCCTTAATATCATCACGCTGACCCTTGGGGAGTTTCGGATATTCCTCTGCCGTTTCCGATGTATAAATCGGACTGCGCAGCCTGTCACACAATTCATCAAATTTTATGGTCTTGTTCGACCAGAACTTCGCTCTCCTGCTGTTTCCATATGCAATATTTAAATCACGCATGATTGATTACCTCCTTCAAATCACTGCTAAAATAACGCAGTTTGATATTTTTTCTTCGGGCTCTTTTTATTTCAGAATCCATTCCGTCTGATATGATTTCTCCGAACACCCACACCTCACTGCAATGGTCCATCAGCACATTCCCAAAATGCAGGCCCAGTTCTCGCTCCGTCAAGTCATTATCATTAAGAAACTGCGGAAACAGCAAATGCGGTGTAATTGGTATACATCCCTGCTCTACAACGAACCGGCTGTACTTTCGTGCATTTTCAATGTTCCGGGCAACATCCCCAGAAAAAGGGGAGCATACATACACCATCTGTCTGTACGCTCTTGATGGTTTTTCAAGACTGGTTAAACCACCGTAAATAGTCGGATCAGGATTGCCTTCGCGGCTATACATGCTCACACCCACAAGCCCTTCCTCTCTTCCATTCTTTGCTGCAGTTGTCACAAAGTACGGATGTACCAAAAAGGTCAATCTCCCCATCGGCAAACACATTGGCCAAGTCGACCTGGACCTCCGAGCCACAGTGCGGGCAGCGACAGAAAACATTCTCATCATTTATTTCAATGGAAACCTCTATCGCATCGTTTAACTGTTCTTTCACATAAAACATTTTATTTGTCCTCCTCTAATCTGGTTTTGTTAATCTTCATAAATGCATTTAAAAATTCTGCTGTGAACATACCAAAATCTTCTGATTCAAACCAGATCTTCCCGTTCTCGTCTTTATAAATAGCAATATCTGCATCATTAAGAGCTTCATAAAACTCGAATAATTCAGTGTACTGGGGGCAGAAACAAGAAATTAGTTCTGCCATATCTGGGGATTCGCTTTGTTGCTTTGAATTAATATCTCCTCTGCTTTCTGCAACCTCCTCTGCAACAACTACTGCAGTTTCAAATGGTATTGAAAACCATTCGGAAATTATTTTTTCACAACGCATTCTTCTATGCACTTCACACTCCACTTGATAACTATTTTGAAATGGCCCCAACAGCCGCTTCCTCAAAATTTTAAAGCCTCCAGCTCTCTCCAAAACTTTTATTCGTTCCTCTGGCATTACCGACACACCAACCTTCACGCGGTTCTGCTCTTTTTCAATGATGTATATCCATTGTTTAGGCGCAATCATTTTGGTGGGTGATTTGTCAGCAAAAATTCCGTATTCATCTTTAGGTATCAATTCTTTCATTGAAATACCTCCGTTCATAAAAGTAGGGTTTTGCCCTCTAATAGTCAAAGGACAAAACCCAATGTTTTAAGAACCATTTTTCTAATCTTTTTGAAAAAAATTTATGAAATCAAATTTTGGCCAAGTGCTTCATCAGCTGATGACCATATTTCTTTTGCTATCTTTACGGATCACATATTTGTGATTCGTTACATCCCAATTTTTCAGAGAGAATTAATCTCCACCTATTAGCCTAGGGAGGTTTTAAAAGTTAATCTTTTTGATAAAACTGACATTCGTAACCATCGGCTCGCAGTAACAAGCCTTTTGCCCAGGGTGGTGTTCTTGCCATTTGCTCGCAAACAGCAGAAAGTGACATGCGCATATCCGCCTCAATAATTATTTCATCATGGACATGAGCTACAATGAAGCAGCTCTTTAATGTCTCCATAGCAAAGCATAAAATGTCTCGGCTAATTGCCTGAACGATATTTTCAACAAATTTCGGACCATAGCTTTCAATCCGCTCCCATTTCTTTGTGCCGCCCACCCCTTCATAGGAAACAGACTCGCCACCAAAGCGGTTCTCCCCAATTCGAGGCTTTACATAAGCCAGTTTTCTGCCAGAAGGAAGGGTGATAAATAGAAAGCCACTTTGATAAGAAAAGTAAATACCGTGAGTTTCTGATGTCGTTTTTTGTTTGATACATTCTTTTACAACTCGATCCACGGCCCACCAGAAACGAACGATATTTGGATTAGCCTGACGCCAGGCATCAACCAGTGGCTTTAACTCATCCTCCTGCATACCGGATTCTAGAGCTCCCATTGCCTTTAGCGCTCCGACTGATCCGCCATACCCACAGTTGTGGACGAGTTTTCCCGATACGGTAAAACGGTGATGTGGTCCGGCATTTCGTATGTCATAAAGTCGAGCCTTGCACTGATTAATTTCCAATTTTTCCTTTTTTCGAATACTGCTGTTTCGGCATCCTGAATTATTTCGTCCCTGCTTAATCCCACAGATAATTTTCGGACAACCACATTTCTTACGTAAGGCCAATATTCCTGAGAAAAATGACTGAGAACCGTACATCTTTTGTTTCTGTTGTTCTCTAAATGTGTTACAAAACGGAGATTGCCAGGTGCATAATCCAGATTGTTGTTTATCCGATCGATTTCCAACTCTTTTGGTGGTAAGCCAAATGTTTTTATTAAATAAAGACCAGCTTCGGTAACACTTGTAAAAGCAAATTTTATTCCTCTCGCACCGTAATTGTGATAACCTCCATCGTTTGGATTTTCGCAACGTTGTTTTGCTGCCGCAAGTCTTCGATCCAACCAGAGCGGAATCTGCCTTGGTTGAGAACAACTTTGACAACCTCTCGATTTCCCGCTTTTTAAACTGGAATACAGCTGCCACTGAATGCTTCCGCACCCTGTACACTGGGTCAGCACATAACAATGATTCATTTTTTTGTTCCAACGTTTCTCGGATGAAATAATCTTCACCCAACCGAATTGTTGTCCCACCATCTCCGGTTTGTATGAGATGTGCGCCGCTGGCGGCGGCGATTCCAAATTGTATCGGCTGCGATTGTTCTTACGCTTATTGACACCTTTTTGGCTCATACCAATAGCTTGTCCAATTTCCGCTTCACTATGGTCATGACTGTACATTTCCATAATGGTTCGATCAATTTCTTCCAATTCATCGAGCGCCTTATGCAGCTCATCAATCATGACCTGCTTCATAACATTTGCTTCAAGGTCATAGGTATCAGCGGTTTCGTACTCAGTTTCCTCGTACATTTTATCCAGTGAAGGCATTGGCTCCTGACGCTGTTCACGCTTATCCTCGCGCCAAATCGGACGCATATACTCGTAATACTGCTCCTTAGTTACGGAAATCATAATCACCTTCTTGCGTTTGTTCCCAATTTTCGTCCAAACCACATCCGATGGGTTAATGCCGAAATCTTTAATGGTTTCTGCTGTTACTTCCATTGGGATGTAATACTGTTTACTGTCGTTGTTTGTCTGTAGATTTTCACTTTTGTCCATTGTGATGATCCTCCTTCGATCTGAAAATCGAAGTGAGAATCCACGCAGGACTTCCCATAATAATTGGCCATAAGAATGAATCCTCACTTCTTAAATGGCCAACCGCTCCCAGTGGGTTGACTGTAATTTTGTGTCCGTTTCGCTGCTCTGGGCACCGCTGATCAGGCGATGAACATTGAAACGGGGTTTATAAATGAAGTTGCATATTTTCCATGAATCTTAGCAGTTTTGGGCAAAATAAAAAGCCGGATGACTACAAAACTTTCGTTTCGTAAATCATCCGGCTATTTGGTAGCTCATATTGACTCCGTTGCTCGGTATGAATTTATTGACTTATTTTTTTTTTCGATGACGGTCTTGTCTGTGATAATGCACTCCCAGCCACTAATTTGGTCTTTGAACTGGTTCTACCATCTCTTAAAAGAGAAGACGCTTTGCGCGCAACTGAGGAGGATGTTTGCTTACTATTACGCTTAGCCACGATAATCACCTCCTTATCTAATCTCATAGCAACAACTAGGATACTTTGAGTTCTGATTTTACGTTACAGGGAACTGTAACAAATTTTCTGCAATGTGGACATTTAAGAGTCACTTCAACATTTTCTTTAGGGATATTAGATATATCGAAGGCTCTGCGGCCACAGTTAGGACATTTCATTTTCTTCATAGGCATTCCTCCTTATCGCAATATAGCTACTCCGCTTATATGCGAAGTTTAATTGCTTAAAATTTGTGTTTATAATTGAAGCATTTCCTATTGTAGTAAATGCCCCAATTCAATTAGTCTTATTTCAGTAGATTGTTTTGAGACCTGAAAGAAATCAGCGATCTGCTCTATAATCCAACGTCTAGGCGATAAGAGATTTGCTGCAATAAAAGGATTTTCATTACTCTCTGCCAGTTTTCTGTCGAATACGATTTCTACCATATCTTTAGGCATAAGTATACGTGGCGCAATTCCATTTGCTTGCCATTCCATCCAATCTTCATCGGTCCATTCAGCACTGTAATCATCGTTCTTAATGTCAACCGGACATCGAAAGGCAACAGCGGTGTTTCCTTCAATAACACTCGCTAAAATGTGATAATTCCTATGTTTGACCCAATGAACACATTCATGGGCAACGGTATTTCGTTTGCTGCCAAGATTACGAAGTGTAAGAGTATCTGGGTCAATAATCATTGTCCCCGGCTTAACTCTTACTTCTCTATATTCATCGTTATCACGTTCATAGATTTCAGCCAATCCTCCAGTGAAGCACATCTGTCCCAATATACTGAAATCTTCAGTGAGACGTCTTTCAACGACTGTAAGTCCCAGCTTCTTTTTTGCAATCTCTTCAATCGGTACCGCCATCGGTATCACGAGCGCTTCTGGATAGTAAGTTGACAGGAATTTCGTGGCCTCTTGATCAAATTCAGCCTTGCTTATACGAGGTACATAATCTTTTAGATTTCCATTTGAAGGCATAGATTCACTCCTTGTCGTCCATTTCTTCAACAATTCTTTTCCAAAAATCGTCTCCTAGTTTCTTATCATTCGCTCTTCTTAAAGCAACTCTTACATGTGGGATCTCCTCATCCATGATGTAATTCGGCAGATCAGGAGCTGCTTCATTACGTTCCCGACCAGCAAGATCAAACATTTCTGCTCTTTCCTCTGGAGATAGATTAAGTACATTAGCAATCTTCTCAAGTAATTTCATCTCGGGGGGATTCCGTCTCCCTTTAATGATATCTGAGAGATATGTTGCTGTCATTTCCATCGCTTTTGCGATATCCTTCAATAGGATATCTCCACCATCAGCCGCACGTCCTCGACGTTTTATATCAATGAATTTTCCGAATTCACCAGCCATACTTTAGCCCTCCTTTCAAAATAATGCATTTCGCATATTAGCTACTACGCTTATTAGCGTATCACAATATCATTCTTATGTCAAGCTAAAAACAGTCGCAGCTGATTTATCAGTGCGACTGTAAATATTTCTCTTTTAATGGTCCATGCGGATAACTACTCAGTTGAAGATTTTAAATATATAAACGACTGAGGAGCATATTTAATTCCATAGTCCGAAAGCTTCCTGGGCTCATCATAAGCTTCTACATTTTTAAGCTTATATGCGACCGCTTTCTTTTTACCTTTATAATAGGCACGGAAAAAATTATAAGTTATTCCAGAGAACTCCTTGGTCTGTTTCCAAACTTCATTTTTATCATCTTCGATAATTTCATCAATCTCGGCTTCGGCTACTACCATTTTGTGTGGAGCCGTCGCATATATTATGATCTTATCAATCTCTGGTTTACATCGTACCTTTCTAAATTCAAAGTGCTTTTTTCCACTGAGAATGTTTTGAACATGCTCAGGATTAATTGATAATAACATTTGACACATCGATTTCGCCCTCCCTTAGTATAACGTCGAGTTGCTCAGGTGTTAACCGAGCGGTTGTTGGATACGAGTCTGGCCAAAGACCATTATTCTTTAACCACATCCAATTAACATTATTTCCGGCTCCAAAAAAGCCGTAATACAACATCTCTACTACAACTAGATTTCGTTCATTATTATATTTAACTCGAATTTCATTTTCATCAAAAACTGATTTATTATTAATTCGGTTTAGTAATTCTTCTAATTTAATATTAAAACGGTAATTTTCCTTCACGACTATTACATCAGAGACAATGGCATAAGAAGTAACACAAGATTTATATCCTTTTGGTCCAGAACCAGTATATTTTCGATAAATAAGAATGGGTTCACCTACACGGTAAGGTAATCGACTGGTTGGAGAACCAATATAAATTTTTGTTAATCCATTCGCCACAGCAAGGCCAACTTGCTCTTGAAGTGTATTCTTCAATTCAGAGTAAGGAAATAAAGTGTCATGATAAACATCTTCGACGATCAGATAGCCAGCATTTCGAAACTCCGGATCAATAAACGGAAATGACTTATACGGATCACTATAATCTACTTTATCTCTGCTTTTTACATATACACACTCATCATTCAGATTATGTCCTGCCAATTTAAAACCAAAACGTTCTAACTGGATGATTAACAAATCATGCTTTTCGAACACCGTTACATAAATTTCATCCACCATAGATTGTTGCCATTTCCAAAGAGCTAACCCAATAGCACCTTCGCCAAGACGTTGTCCGCGGAATCGCTCGGCTAGACGAAGTGTACTGATTTTGACTCTCGGCTTTGCAGGAAGAACTTCTTCAATCATTTCAATTGATTCATTTTCTTCCTTGAGGCAAACGAATGCGCCTAAACCTTCCTCGTCATCGAACACAAGTGCAGTTGAACCAGCATCAGATTTCTTTTGGAACCATTTTGCAAAACCAATATTAACCATATCCTCTGGATAGTCTTCCTTGAGGGTATCAAAAAATGGATCGCATAAATCTAATTCAGAGAACTTTTTAAACGTAAACTTACCCGCCATCATTTTTCCTTCCTATATTCTCTCGCAAAAAGTCAACCGTTCTATCTAAATCATCAACACCAGAGGAAACCAGCAAAGGAATCTCAAGCGTTTTAGCGATTTCAGATGCGAAGGTGATTTCTTCTTCTTGAAATTTTTCTAATTCATTTAGATTAAAACTTCTATCATCACGTTGCTTTCGTCTCTCTGCAATTATTTCTGGCTTTTCAGTAAGTAGGACGATTGCCTCTGGACGTAATAAATAGAAAGTTTCTTCAGGAATGCGTGTTACCCGACCCCGCCCATTCAGTAAGCAAAAGTGGCCATCAAGAAGATATTGTTTTCCTGATGAATTCAGGTCATTTATAGCCGTCAATAAGTATTGTTGATTATCATCAATGTCAGGAATCAATTTATCACTCGAGAAAGAAGACATTTTTTGTTTCGCGATCAGTCCGCTTGCTGAATGAGTTTCGATAAAAAGTACGGTTCTAACATGCTCACAAAAGAACGATTTTCCGACACCATGTATTCCCCCGATAAAAATCAT